TCTTCAGTCAGTTCCATTTCCCAAATAATCGATAAGTAAATAAATCCATGTAGCAAACAATACCATTATAGTAAATATTCTAAGATTTTCCCAACTAACTACAATCATCGATAATCCCACATATAAGAACGATCACCATATTCATCAGTATGCCATCTATCACCTTCAGTATCTACAAAACTATCTAAATCTTCAAAACCATCTGCAATAAATCCAAATGGTGCCATATCTTGTTCTATCTCATTCTTTCTTTCATCATAAAGTCTTTTACGGATATCATTATCCGTCATTTCTTTAAAATAATCTTGGGCACATACCCATGCAAATAATACAAGACACATTGCTAAATCATCATTACATCCTTCCTCTGCTTCAAATGATTGATGCTTTTGTGCAAATGTTGTCAGTTCTGAAATAATATCATAATCCCACAAGAGTATTTTATCATCCTCAAGCATAGTCTTCAAGTTAGAACAACCTAACTTCTTAACTGCTGCTGTTGTTCTTACACCCAACTGAGATTTCTTACCAGAAAATCCTTGTCCAACTATCTGCCCATTTCTTCCTCTCATAGAAGCCATTAAAAGATTCTCATATTCCAAATCAAATTGAAGAATACTTGCTACTTGATCTCCTATATCATTTACTTCTATTAATAGAAATGCTTCATTATATCCTTTTGCCACATCATGTATAATATTAGGAAATAGCATAGGTTTAATTTCATTATTCCTATACTTTCCAACTACCTTATATGGAAACTCAGTTATATCAAAAACAAGAAAAGCAGAATAATCATTACCCAATCCTCTTGCTACATCAACTGTCATCAAATAACTATGATCTTTCTCTGGTTCTCTATAAATGTCAAGTCCTGCATTTCTTGTTATAGGTTCTTCATATACAAGATTTTTAAGTTTTGATGCAGCAATTAGAGTATTAACAGAACCTAAGAACTCACATTCAAACTCAATTTTAAATTGTTGCTCTGAAGTATTGGCAATAGTCTGCTCTTTCCATTCAGCATCTCTACCAGGAACTTCACTCCAATGAACATCAGTAGGAACATATTCACTCTTACCTTTTTCACTATCGTGCCACATACGATAGAAATGATTCATACCCCTTGGGGTTGAAACAATAATTACTTTTGTGCTTTGTCCAGACGTAATAGTAGGATAAACAGAGGCAAAGAAGTCGTCAGCAATGTGATTCGGGATGAAAGCGAACTCGTCAAGAAAGATGACATTATAGGATCCACCTCGGACAGCAGATGAAGAAGTAGAGTTTGCCGAAATTTTTGATCCATTTTCCAACTCTAAAGAACCTTTATTCCAAGATATTATACCTTGTTGCATCCAGTTAGGCAAATTTTCATATGCAAGTTGCAATCTGCCAAGTAAATCTCTAGCCGTGGATGCTTTGTTTGCCAGAACAGCAATGTTGACATTATCATTGAAAACTGCATAGTGTAATAAGTATGATATACAAGTTGTAGATTTACCTGTCTGTCGAGGCATCTTACAAATATTGAATCTATTCTCGTGGAACCTTCTAATCAATTTCTCTTGGAAATCGTACATATTAAAAGGAACTAGTCCCTCATCAAGAGAAACAATTTTTATATACTTTCTAGTAAAATATATTGGATCGTCTTTACACTTCAAAAACTCAAGAACATTATCTTGAGAAAATTCTATAGGAGTATTTGCTTTTTTTAGATTGGGATTACCAAGGTATACATTATCATTCATAACCAATCAATTATTCAATAACTTATTAATCCTCATACTTTTATCAGATCTCCAGTCGTATGATGCCATTATTTCACTACCTCCTCCTGAACGTACTGCTTGTAGTTTTTTAAGTAGAACTTGTTTCTTTATTTGATCTGCTTTCTTCTGTTTTGAATCAATTTGTTTTTGATTTTGATCTTCTGTACCAGGACCAGTTGTGGCTGCTTCTTTCCTTAAACCAACTTCTCCTGTTCCATAACGTTTTTTATTTCTTTGGTTAGCAATCTCTTTTGCATCCATATGATCTTTATCCTTATCACTAGCACGATCATAAATTCTCTTTCTTGCAGCAGCTGCTGCTTCATTATCACCCTCTCTAGCAGTCTTAGAACCATAGGATATGGATTCTTTCTTAATACTATGATGACTTTCACCACATTCTATACATGGATCTTGCCCACAATCATCACACTCACAATCAGATTTCTTTTCACTAATTTGCTCAGTGCCTTTCCATAGTCCACCAGAAACAAGAGGTTTCATATTAGAAGGTCCAACAATATCCATAACTCTAGCAAAAGTTACTCCATCAGAATTTTCAATACCAATAGATTCATTTTGGGTTTCTTGTTCAATTTCTTTTCTAATGTCCTTTTTCATTTGCTCTCTTTCTTTACGTTTTTTTATAACATCAGAAGAAGACTGGTTAGATTGTCTAAACTTCTTAACTTTATCAACTTGCTTTTGGCGAAGCTGTTTTCTTCTTTGAGCTAAATCCACTTTATTAGTCTTTATTACTATTATTTAGGAATTGTTGTTTAATCATCTTTGATAAGTCACTAGTAGAACCTACAAACACTGCATTATTAGTTACATTATTTGTAGTCTTAACTTTTTCTTCATCAACCTCCTTAACCTTTTTCTGCAATTCCATTAACTTATCAGTTGTATCAGCAACAGACTTTATAATCTGTCCTGCAACTTCATATGCTCTTGGACTTGCACTCTCACCAGCAAGTTCCATTATACCATTAAGAGATTCTTGCCCCTTCTCAATTAAGGAATATAAGTTAGCACGAGTATATTCATAATCTTTATCAATATCACCTGTTATATCTTTAGTACTATCTTTTCTTGTAACGCATCCATTTTCTGGAGTATTACTTACTTCAATTGCACTAGTGGTATTCAGTGCTTCATCTATAGGATCATAACTAGACATGGTATTCACTATACATCAGTTTGTTTAGTTGGACTAAACGATAATCCGTCATCAAAATCAGTTATAAATTCATTAAATCCAAAATCATCACCAGGTTCAATTAATACGTCATCAGCAGTAGTTAACTTATTAATAACAGTACCATTGATATGTTTAGCAGGAATTGAACTATCAAATCCTCTTCTGACTATTATAGTAGTAGAATCCTCAACACTATCAATTCTCATAATTTCACTATCAATTACTATTCTATCATTAGCAGCTAACTCCGCAGAATTAGTGACAGATATCCTAGTTTCTGTTGTTGTTAAATCTTCTGTTACTGTAGTAGTTTCATCGTTATTATAATCTTTAACTGCTTTAGGTGTAGCAACATAACGCATCTGTCTTCTTGCATTAGAAGCAGTGCTTGTAGAATAATCAACCTGAACTTTCTTAATTAATCCATCACTACTATCAGATACAGGACCGAATAGATAAGTTTTAGCAGTAAATTGTAGAGTATAAATTAATGCTGTTCTAGTAGAAAAATCCCCTTCATATTCATCTCTAAATGAAATATTATCTAATACTATTGGAACATCTCTCTTTTCCCCAATAGAACTTACTAAATTAATTGTTATATTAAATGATGGTTGAAAGTATGGTAATATCTGCTCAATAATTTGAAGTGCATCATCATTCAATTTTGAAAATATACTTAATTCAAATCCAATATTATAAGGAACAGGCATAAAAACCTTCTTTATATTTGAACCATCGGCTGCCTTAAATGTTTGAGTTATTCCAGATTTTCTAGTTGGATCATATGAAACACTTGTCATTTCAAATGACATTCTTGGTAAAGTTATTGCAATTGCTTTTGTTAAATTTGCTTGCTCTTTAATTTTTGCAAAGAACTTTTGTTGTGGACCATAAGCAAGTCCAACTTTTGTTTCATCAAGAGTAGTATTATCTTTATTCTCATGTTTAATAAAAATATTATTGAATAAAGTACCAAAACCTATAATGGTTTTTCTCAATATTTCATGATAATAATAAGTTCCTAACATAAATTAAAAATCTCCAAATGGGTTGCCTTCAGTAAAATCAAGTAAATTGTCTGCTTCAGTCTCTATCTCTTTATTAGAATCATATGTATCATCTACACTATCTGAACTATATGATTCTACAATGTATGTAGCAGAAGATATTCCACCAACAATAGTTTCGCCTGGATAGAATGCTCCACTATTTAGAGATACCTTAAGTTCAACTGGTGGGTTAATAACACTAATATCACTTCTAGTCTTAAAGTCTCTAACTCTTGCTTTAACACCTGAAGTCTGTCCAGTAACCTCTTCATTATAGAAGAATGTACCTATTCCAGTAGTTGTTATACCACTAAAGCTAATTGTAGGTGCTACAGTATATCCAGATCCAACGTTGCTCCATTGTAGTCCAATTACATTAGTATTCTCGTTAAGAACAGCAGATGCAACACCAACAGTATTTCCAACTCCAGTAGGAGGTTCTGAAACTATAACTGTAGGTGCTTTAGCATATCCAAATCCACTTTCTCCAATTGATACTGTAGATATACCTGCACTAATAATACCGATAGTAACAGCAGCACCTACTCCACCACCACCAGAGAAAACAATCATTGGTGGATAATTTTCATCATATCCACTACCAGGATTAGTTATTCTTACTGCTTTAAGTGATTTAACACCACCAATAGAAGTCGTTATTGCTACAGCAGTTGCTGTAGTAAATCCTGCATAAGGTGGTGGAGATATTTCAACAAGAGGTGCACTCTTATATCCAGAACCATCATCTATCAAATCTATAAATCCAATCATTCCTGTACCACCAATAGATACATAATTTGTACTAGCAGTAGTAGCAGCACCAATTAATTGAACTGTAGTTGTATATCCCTCATCTTCCATACTACTATCGATTTCATTAATAGTAGTATCGATAAGTTCATTCTCATATTCATAAAGTTCACAACTTAATTCATAAACATAATTTCTACCTAATTGATAGAATGGTTTTTCAGATTCAACTCTTTTAAGCTCAAATAACCTTTCTCCAAGTGGAAAATATATTAAGTCTCCTTCTTTAGGTCTAGTAACCACATCTTCAAATGTATAATCAGTAATATATCCATCTTTAATTCCAGAACTCATACCTTCTAAAAATGGAGAAATGAAGTCCTCAAACCTTTCTCTTGAAATAGTAAGACTAATTTCATTAGTTAATCTTAAACCAAACTTAGTCATTAAATCCGCACCAGGATTATATCCCTCATAATTATTTACATATGCCTCAATTAAAAAAGAGTCATCAAATTTTGACGACTGAACTTCTCTAATAATATTATCACTTTTAAATATCTTTCTAGGAAGATAATATACTTCTACTCCATAGATACCTAATTGTTCATTTATTAAATCTTGAACTAAAAACTGTTCATTTTTAGATCCTTGTAAAAAATAAGAATTTAATGGCATTTTTTATCAACCTATCATATCTAATGGTGGAAGTTCATATTCAGTCATCATTCTTTGCTGTATAGATTCTAATTCTCTTTCAGCATCATCATATAATTGTCTTCCATTTAACTCAATACCACCAGGAAGTTTAACACCTGTAAATTTAATTAAATTTTGTCCCCATTGTTTCTTTATGATAGCAGTTAAATATTTCTTTAAAAAACTATCATTATAAACTCCACTAAATGATGCTGGATCTAATGCCCTATAACAATCCATTATAAGAAAAGTACCTTCCTTTTCTGCTTTCCAATCAATATCTAAATATAATCTATCCTGTCTCTTATTAAATCTTACCTGTTTATCTGTTGTTAATAAAAAGTCAATATCTTCAAGATATGTTTTAGTCATTGCATATTGAAGTAAATCAACTGAATTAAAATTATATAAGTCATTTAAAAATAACTGATATTTAATACTAAACATCCCACCAGAGATTGTACTAGTATCAAACTTAAATATTTTTTCAACACCTAGTACTGAATCTGGAACCTGAATAAAATTAGAAGTTTCGTACCAATTACTAGTTGTAGTTCCATATCCACTTATAGTTGTAGATGTAGCAGCAGTAGTTACAATACCAACAGTATTTTCACTACCATCTTTATTATTTGCTGTTCCTCTATCAATATCTTCTTGAGTTAATTTATATTTGAGATACATTCTCTCAACACCATCAAAATGACGTTCATTAAATAATTGAATAGCGTCATCTGCTAAATCATCTAATTGCTCATCATCAACATTAATCTCCAACACAGGAGCACCTAATTTTCTTAAACAAAAATCTATTAATTCTTGTTTAGTGGTTGGTTTTGCCATTAATACGATCCTCCATCAATTAATCCTGCTGATAGTTCAGTGCCATCGAAAGTTAAATTAGCACTATCTTGAAGTTCTCCACCAGTACCAGCATAAACAACACGTCCAGAAGTTAAACCTTCAACCTTAAGTGTACTAGCAAATGTTGAAATCCCAGTTATTTTAAGACTATTACCAGTAATATTATCTAATACTAAATCATCAGATAGATGTAAATCACCACTAATATATAAATCACCAGTAACAGTTGCACCAGTCGAAATAGTGGCAAATTTCTCATTGTTATTATAATATAATTTTACATCTTCATTCTTAACAGCTTTAAGATATTTCTCACTATCATCTGCTGTTTTGAGTGCGAGTGAATCACTACGAATTTTAAAATCACCCGTAGAATTTTTTATATGACTGTTTGGGGCATCATGCCATATCTCAAGATCATCACTATTTCCAAATTTTATTCTAGCAGCATCAGTAAACTCTAAATCATTTTCAGAAGCATCAAATGTTATATTCTGACCACCAGCAGCACCTTGGAAAACTACATCAGAATTATCGAATGTAGTAACACCAACAACATTTAATCCACCACCAGTTACCCTAACACCACTTCTTGCTGTTATAAGTCCAACCGAATCAATATTAGTTACGTCTTCATATGTTAATGTTCCACCAATCGTTACAGGACCAGTGAATGTAGCAGAAACAGCTGTTATTGTAGTTACTCCTATTGCATGGAATGTTCCAACTCCAAGAACATTAATATCATCAGCAATAGTAGTTGCACTACCAACAGGACTTATTGTTACCTTAGGGAATCCTCCATACTTAACTATTAAATTACCAGCACCTTGCTGATCTACAATAGTGTTTGAAGTATCATGCGTAATAACTAAATCTGCAGAATTACCAATTTGTACTTGACCATTATCTTCAACAATAATATTAGCAGCAAACGTAGTAACACCACTTCGAACGTGTAATCCATTATCAAACTTTACATCGTTTGCAAACGTAGAAACACCAGCAACAACATCAATACCACCACCAAATGTTGCTAAACCTACAAAACCAGACGTTTCTTGAAAAGTTGAAATTCCAGTTATATCAAGGTTAGTAAAGGTATTAGGTGCTGCAGAAACTGCTGCTTCAATTGTTGCTGTTGTTGTAGTATCTAAAGATGCAATATTTTGAAGTTGGAATGCATCACTTAAAACTTGTGTTGCACCTATGGAAACTGCATTTGCAGTTACAATTCCACTAACACTAATACCATCAGAACCTATTGTGGAATCTCCACTATATAACTGTCCACCAATATAAAGATCTCCACCAGTAGTTGTTATTCCACCATTACTTGCTAAAGTTGTAATACCAATAACTGAAAAATTACTAGTAATACCTGATGAACCACCAATATATAAATTACTAGTAATACCAACTCCACCTTGGAAAAGTACTCCACCTGTTGAAGCAGAAGTAGACTCTATTTGATTGGCAAAAGTTACTATACCAACACTATAGGTATAACCACCAGGAGCATTAAAACTATCAGTTAAGAAAAATTCTTCTGCATTATGATTCCATACTAAAGTTAAACCACTTTCCCCTTTTCGAGCAGCATTAATATCAGTAAGGTTTACAATTCGGGTAGGAGGTGCAGAAGCATTAGATAGTACCCTTATTGCGTTTTGTGAACCAATTCTGTCATTTATAGTTGGCATTACCTTGTTACCCCACCTCTTACTAGTGCTGAACCTTCTACGGCTTTGTACTCACCTCCAGTTGGAGTCATTATCTTCACATCATAGACATACCTTCCAGGTTTTATAAGGACAGTTTTAGCTGCCGTCAATGTAATTGAAATAATTCCTCTGTCTTCCTGTGTAACAGTTGCAGCAAAACCTGCTGTTTCATTTGTGCTAGAAGAATGTTTTCTAATCTGAGCAGTTGTAGCACAACCAGTCAAATCTAAAAAGTTATTAGTCCTAGTATCCTCTAATTGAAAGGATGTATCAAAGTCAAAACCTTGCTCAATTACTATATTGGATACATATATTGCCATTATTAATCAATATATTTTTAAATATTTATAATCTTTTATTTAACACCTCCTGTAAAAGAGATTTTATTTCATCTATATCAGATCTTAAACGTTGAATCTCTTCCATTTCTTCATTTTTTTTATTCTTCAATGCCTTATATTGAAGATAACCTTGGGTGTCATGATTTATTATGGCACCCGATTTTTCATCCCTATAAAGATTTTTATGTCCTTCAACAGGTATCATTATGCTAAAGCAATTACTCTAAGATCTTTAAATCTAGGTGGAGTTGATTCATTAGTTCCACTGATTACAATTTTAACTTGGAATCCAGTAAATCCATCTTCATTGTTAGTAGTAAATTCATAATCTAAGAATTGATTACCAGTGCTAGGAGGAACTAGTACATCAGGTCTTCCACTATTCAAACTAGAATCAATAACTTGCTTATCAATACCAACATCTTTAAGATTATCATATCCAGGGAATAATTTAAAGGCTTCATCAACACCAGTTGAATCTGGTTTAATTAATCTATATAATACTCTGAAATCTGATGATGCAGGTCTAAAGGCACTTATAAGAACTTTTAATGAAGTTGATTCATTTGTTAAATTAACTACCTGAGAAATATAACATGCTGCATGTGGATCACCTACAAGTGCATTAGATCTAGAATCTCTAGCATAATCCGATATTGGATTATTTAACCTATTTCTGTATAATCTAAATGCTCCATTCATAGTATCTAATACAGGAGATAAATTAGCATCTGATGTACTAAATGATGCTAATAAAGTCACAGATCTATTTTTTGGTAAATTAGTTAAGTATGTAGTTTCATCAACACCCGAAGCAAGTAATCTAGGAGAAGATAATCTATTAAGTTTATTGAATACTACAGGTTCGTATCCAACATCATTGAATGATGATTCATTACCACCATCACTAGTTCCAGTTACACTTCTCAATTTCGCTTCAAGAATTGTTGAACTTCCTGGTGTCATTACAGAGAATGCTGGCATAAATGAATCATATTGGAAGTTTTGTGTTCCATTTGCAAATGATCCACCAGCAAACATTTCTTCAGTAAAACTTAATTGATTAACACCAACAGATCTATCTGTAAGATTTGGTCTTCCAGAACCTCTAGGTACTGCTACAAAGTAACTATCAATTGTCTTTAATGCCTTTACTCCAGCTGCAGTAGCCATTGAGTGTGTAGTGTTAATACCAGTTAAAGAAATTCCATTATATTCATATTTGAATATTGAATCTCCACTAGAATGTGAAGAAACTGATGTATCAGAAAATCCTCTTGTTCCAACATTAAGTGTACCTGCACCAATACCATTATAATATATAATTTCTTGCCCTACTTGAGCATATCCTGTACTGGTTGATATTCCTTCAAATGTTCCAAATACACTAGTATTTGCTACAGAAATAACAGTATCAGTATTTGAGAAATTTGCACTTAATGTAGTAGGAATACCATCAGGTTGTATACCAGTTAAAGTAACTTTATTATTATCTGATGTCATTCCATGGTTATAGTTATTAACCTGAACAATATTACCAGAATAAAGATCTGAAGTAAGTGCAGAACTTGTTATTGCAGTTGATGCAGCTCCAGGTTGATGAATAGTTCCATTTGCAGGATCAGAATACCAAATAAGCAATTTATTGGTAGTAAAGTTTTCTCCCTGAACATTTGTTAGATAAAGTTTATCAATACCTGCTCTATCTGCTACTGTTACCTGAGCATCAGTTCCTTTCTTATCATTTCCTAAATCGGCAGTGGTAATACCAAGAACATCTCCAACAGCATATCCAGAACCAGAACTTGCAATACTAACATTAGCAACTCCACCAGAAACATTAGTTATTACTGTTGCAGTGGCACCAGATCCATTACCAGTAATAGTCTGTAAATTGACTCCACTGTATGTTTGACTTGGTTCATATCCAGTTCCAAGACCAACAGTGGTTATACCTATAGTTTGATTAACAACTGTTGTTGCCTCAATAGGACCACCAACACTTTCAATAAATCCTGTTGGATCATCTGGAACATTCATAGCCACACCATCATTTGTTGAGGCACTAACTTTTATTCCAGGAACTAATTCTGCTTCTAAAACACTAGTGTAATCGATTCCAACAGTAAGTTTTCTTGGATATGACGTAATTGCATTTGAACTTAATCCAAAATTAACATTTGAAGTTTGAAGTTTGGGATTATATAAAGTAAGATCTCCTATAGTACCAGTTTTAAATGCACACTTATACAAAGTAAACTTCAAATCTTCTTCCTGTGTAGGAGTCCAAATAGTTCCGTTTTGGGACTTAAATAAACTTCCTCCAATATACTGAGTTCCTACCTTTCTTCTATTACCTTCACCAAGATCTCTAGTTTCTATAGTTATATCACCAATTCTAGAAATCCATACAGTATACTTAGTAGTTCCAGGTGATAGTAATACCAGAGCATATTCTGTTCCTGCATTTAGATAGATTGGAGATGGGAATTTAATATTAGTTGCAATTGAAGCATCATTTGATACTGTAATATCACTTGAAGGTACTATAACTTCAGCATAATCTGCTGCCAATATATCGGTAGGTGTTCCCAATTCCATGGTTCTAAGTTGAACCGTTACTGGTTGAGAATCATCTTTAGTTCCAAAATAGACATCAACAGACGATAGGAATGCACCAGACTCGTCACATCGGAAAGACTGTGCTAGAGGATCCATATACTGTACTGTCCTCGTTGTTCGTCCAACAACAACATTAGTTTGTCTAAATGTCTCTAAGGTTCCAGCAGTTGTATATTCACCTTCTCCACTACTTACAGACGCTTCATTTCCAGGAAGTGGAGTCTCATTACTTACAGAAGAAGATAATCTAAATGTCTTAGTACCATTTGTAAATCTTAATGGTGGTGCAGGAGAAGTTAAAGGATTTCTAATAAAGAATGAACCATATACATTTCCAATATCATCACCAATTAATCTTATATTAGTAACTGTTGCTTCTGCATTACTTGAAGAACCAACTAATTTCATTCCAACTTCTAATCTACCAAAATATTTTCCAATAGCTTCTTCAGTTAATGAACCAATATCAACATTTAATACAGTTGAAGAAGAGGTATAAACTGATGATAAAGAACTTCCTAAATCATATGGATTTGCAATATATGGAGTATAACCAGTACTTGTTGAATCATTATAAGTACCTTCTCTATGATCTGCGTTCGCTGTTCTAAATGTAATTACTGGATTTGTACTATCACCACCAATATACCCTTTAACATCTTCAGCTACTGAGAATGTACCAGAAGTCATTGATATTTCTATCAATTTTGGAATAATATCTATTCCACTTCTTCCATCAAAGAATGGGTAATATTGTATTCCTGGTTTTAAAGCATGTGCTTTGAAACCAACGTTTCTAGATCTAATATGGGTTTCTGGTACTGTTCCAGTTAATATAGTTTCAATATATTCACTATCAAATTCAAGAGTAGTTGTTGTTATTTCATTATCCGTTTGAACAACACTAATTACCTCACTTAATTGATTATCTAATATTCTTTGGAATTCAGCTGATGGATCTGCTAAAGTATTTCCATCAACAACAGTCCTCTTACCACCATCTACAACTACAGTTCTTGTCCAATTATCTGAAACTGGATCTAATGCAATCGTTCCATCAAATGCTACAACTTCAAATGGGTTTATATTTTCAACTTTAGATGCAAATGCATTTTCAATCCAATCAGTTTCTGAATAATCTAGAGTAATTAAATCACCAGTTTTTCTGACATTAGTATCTAATAAAGTTAAATTTTGAGTATAATCTGCAGTGTCTGAATTTATAGATGGACTTAAACCCAATTCAGGTTTAAAAGTATATCTATCTAAAGGAACAATTAATTCACCATTTACTATATCAACATCAACCTTATTGTCTGGATTTTGTACATCCATACGACTAATATCTTTAAAATTATCTACAAAGAATCCAGATTTAAACCTATCCCCAACTTCATCCATAATCTGCAATGATTTTGTATCAAGTTCAAGCATAGTTAAACTTGTAACAATCTCTAAATTGGTAATTCTCTTATCAAGTTTACCAATATCTCTCATAGTATATCTCTTATTATCAACTAAAGTTATTCTTGCATTACTTGGACTATAAAGATAAGCAGGAAGTGCAATTGTTGCTACCTCCATTCCAGTCTCAACCATAGCAGGTGCTTTAGGTTGTAATGAAGATACACCTTTTAGGACAGAAAATTCTGGTATATTATCCTCACCAAGACTAAGAATTAATTTATCAATTCTTGGTAGATAGAAACTATATCCTAAATTAGAATCACCCTCAGGCGAAATTACTAATGTAGATGCATTACCTGCAGTACCAAAATCTCTACTTGAATATGCAAACGGAGATGCTGTAGTACTATTAAACTCCGAAACTCTAGGTCTAAAATCAAGGGTATCAGAAGCTCTAACATTATTTCCTAATAATGGAACATCATCTGAAAATCTAGATTCATCATAAGATTCTACGGTGAATACATCACCAGTATCATCAGCAGGAACAATATAAGAATTATAAACTACCAATAATCTCTTAGATGGTTTTGCTGTACCTGCTTTTCTAACTATCCTAGAATAATCATAATATTGTTCTCTTTGTCCCTTATCCAAAGAATATCTATCAGTAATATTAATATTATTACCAGGAGTTATTGCCTGTAAAGTAGTTGTAATATTTGATTCATCAAAATTAATTACTTCACCAATATTAAATTTATTAGTATTTAAATAAACAATTTCAACATTGTTTGAACCAGTTCTAGTTACTAATTGAGCAACAGCTGCACTTTCGGTTCCAGTAATTCTTTCACCAACTACAGAATTAATATCTAAAGATAAACCAGAAACAGTTGTTAATTTATCTAATGTAGGTGCAGATGTATCTTTCGATTCAAGAACAGCAACAACATTAGCAACATCACAAACATTTAAAGAAATTTCTTTATCTTCTACTCTTAACCCATAGAAATTATTTTGAGTTAATCCACTAGTAGTTGTGTTTATACCAGTTTGAGTATGTGTAATTTGAATTTGCTTACTTCTAGAATATTCCTTAATTTTCTCCTTTATTGTTGCTTTTTCTACAGTAGCATTAATTTTAACGGCTTGACTTCCTCGTAATCCACTAAGAGTAACTTGAGTGGCACCATTAGTTAATGCAAATTGATCTTTTGTTAAATTTTCTGGACCACCGCCACCACTAATACTATCATAAATTACTGAATATTTTTGAGTATCGAATGAACTATAAAAACCACTACTTATTCCTGTTGGTAAACTAATAGTTACTGAACCATTAGCATCAGTTGTACCTGATAATTGACTTGAAACTAAAAGTTCAGAACCAGAAAAATTAACATCAGAAATGTTTCTTCTTTCTAATGGAGTATAAAGTCCTTTCTCATCATTATTAACAATTCCTTCAGGTATAATACGAACCATTGCACTGGTTGTTGTAAAACCAGCAGGTGCAGCAAAACCATTAACAAGATTTGCTATTCCCGTTGTAGCAGCAACAGATACTACATTTAATGTTTTTAAATCTGGGTCAACTGATTCTACTTCATTTATTACAACATTAGCAACACCTTTAACAGCATATTTAACCAAATCACCTGCCTTTACTCCATCAAAGGTAATTCCAGGTCCAGTAATTGTTCCTGTACTACCTCCACCAGAACCATCTACAATTGTAAATTGAGTATTTAAGGGTGTTGTAGGTGTAACTAAAGTATCTTTTAATACAGTATTTGCAGAAAAATCTACAGTATTACCACTAACAGAAGCTTTTTGGAATACAGATTTTATATCTTGTGAACCATATTGAGTTACTGTTACTATAGATCTTGGAACCAAATTAGTCTCATTAATTAAAACTGCTTCTCCTCTGATAAATGTTCCTGATGTTTGCACTAAACTAACAATACTACCACTTATATCAGCCATATATCCAGTAGCATCACTACTGACACCACGTATAAATGAACCATTAGGACATTGAGCAGCACTTAATGATTCATTTAAAGTTAATGCTGTATATGTTTGTACGTCATACAAATATAAATTCCATTCACTATCATTATCAACATAAGGAGTATTCCTTAATCCGACAGAATATACCCTTGCAGTTCCAATTCCTGAAGTAAGCCAAGAAGGTTGTCCTACTCCACCATTAGCAGTAAGTTTTGGCTTACTTAGTAATTGAACAGTGTTTGAAGTCTCATCTAATTTTATTTTTGGCGTACCTGTAACATTATCAACTCTTATTAAACTACCTAGTTCAAATGCTACCTTTGCAGTGTCTACAACTTCCTTTTCTCTTGGTTTATCGATATCTATAATAGTTGTTCCAACGCTATTGATACGGAATCCATGAACATATGCTTTTCCTGGATCAACTTCTACACATGCTAAGTCATCAGTTGGTGTATTATTTTGATCAGTAACTTGATTTGATTTAAATATTCCTTCATTACCAATTCCATCATCTAAAGAATTTGATACTTTAACATTAAAATTACCTAAAGAATAATTTCCAGATTCCTCAAAAGTTCTTCTTGCAAATTCTTTTGCAATTTCAGAGTAGACAGTAGTATCCTGTAATTTTTTAAGATTACCATCTCTTAACTTAACAATTTCAATAAAATTAGTATCATTAAAATCTGTAAGTGATTTTTTAGATAATTCAGTAGTAATTTTTAATCTATCAGCACCTGGAGCAGCATAATTAGAAAATCCCCTAGCATTATCATATAATTCAGAATCTTCCTTTGCAGTAACAATGGTTTCTAAAATACTTAGACCAACCCTATATGAAGGTTGATTTGAATATGGATCTAAGATGATAGTATCTGCTGTTACTGTAACAAAAGAACCTCTAATGAAATATACACCAGTTTCTATTTTTACAGCACTACCAGTGGCAGCAGCATCGGTATCTATGGCATTAGCAACACTATCTCCAACAGTGATAGTAGTATTTCCATAAACTATAGTTTCTTGGGCGATTAAAGGTTCGCTATCTGATATAAATGCCTCTAAATTATCATTACTTCCTGTTAAGTACTTTATAAACAAAGTTACATGAGTAATATCAGTAGAATCTTCAGGTACTTTACAGTCATTAACTATAAATTCTACTCCACTATTTTGCCCTTTAAATTTTTTACCCTTTAATTCATAAAGATAAAGAGAAACTGGAAGCCCTAAATGTTCTGATTCTATTTTAACTGAAAAATATTGACTATCATACGCTACGGAACCAGGTATAACCATAGTTCCTTCTTTGAACATATGATCTCCAAAGGATTCAACCTGATTTTGTAGGATGGACTGGAGAGTTGTTAATTCTCTAGCTTGAACAGGTCTTCCTGGTCTAAAAAGAACCTTATAGAAATTATCATCCGCATTAAAGTCATCATAATAAGGACTTATATTTAAGTTAGTTTTCTGTGGCATTTTTTAGAATTCCAGGATAATTTTTACGTCTTCTTTTTGTCTTTCATCTCTAGTAATTAAAGATCTATTATCCAAATAGATAATATCACCAGACTCATTATTTATTTCAGATTCAGCAACCCCATTTTCAAACTCAACTCCGAGTTCAACAATTTTGTTTCCTGTTGGGTTTGTGGTAATTCCAGAGAATGAAGTATTTATTCCTACAGTATATTTTCCACCTACTTCCACAACATCATTGTTACCTTGAATAGTATAAATTTGTCCAGTAACAGGATCTCCTTCTTTTGATAGATCTGCAGTATCAGTTGCAAATGCATCTGAAGAAGAATTATATAAAGATCTATCTTGAGAATATTTTAAAACCGCAATTTGAGGTGCAGTTGAAGATAATACATCATACGAAACAACATATCCTCTAGCATATCCAATGACAGTACCACTATCATCCTTTACATCTTGCCTAATTTCATCACCAGGAACTACTGATAATGGATTAGATGCTAAATTTTGAAGGTATAACGATTTTGTAGAAGAAAATGTATTGCCAGTAAATACATTAGTAGAACCAATTGAAGTTGGATTTTTAACTATTGCAATCTGAGAAAATTTAGTATCTACTGGAAAATCTTTTGTAGCATCATCAAATCTAGAATAGATTAGAACTCTATCAGCACCCAATTCCTTATATAAATCATGTCCATGACCTTTAGATGGTGGAATAATTGGAATTAATTGTGCAGGTGTACTACCCGAAACTGCTGTGTTATTGATAGTATCAAGATTAACTTTTCCGTAAGTATAACCTTTTCCACCAACAGAAACTTGAGTTTTAGTTATTTTAGCACCAACAACATCAACTACAACTTTAGCACCACTTCCATCTCCAATAATAGGAAATTCTTGTCCTACACCACCAGCATATCCATCTCCTTGTGCAGCAATATAAACTTCTTTAATCTGATTATTATTAATATCAGAATTACCATTATCTCTAACAGATTGTATTTGAGTATCTGTTGATGTTGCCCAATCATTAGGAAGAGGTATATATTCAGTAGAATCAAACTTTATAATATCACTTGGTTTAACACTAAACAAATACTTCCATACATAACCATCATTTGATGAACCATCTGCAGCAGAAGGTTCTAAACCAGTAAATAACGGTTCATTTTGAGAACGATTTCCTGTAGTATTAATTCCAGAGGAACCATTGTTTAAACAAACATAAACATTAAAGTCTTTATTAAGTACATAATAATTTGCATCATATAATCTAGACGAATTTGTTAATGGCGATTGATTAGCAGTACTATAATCTTGACGATATATCTCATATCTATTTCCTTGAGTCCAAGTTATTTTTCTAATAACTCTTCTAATATTTTCTGCAGATATTTTCTTACCATAAATCATAGTATCTTTACTATGATCTAGATAATTAAAATTATCAGTAGGACTTGGAGGACTCGCATTCCATGTTGCTTCGTCTAAAGTTCTACCAAAATAATTAGTTCCAATACCAGGATTTGTTAGTCCAACAACTACATAATAAGAATTTGAGGTGTCATTAACATCCCCCAAAAAATTACTAGCATTATTGATTCTAAACTGATCTGTTACAATTGCCGCCATCGTCTATAGCTTTTTTTCTTTATTTATACTAATTTATGTGGTGTTCTTTATCGCACCTGTTTTTCTAAGTCCAGAGTCTCTTCTCTGTGTATGTGGGAAAGTTGATAATCCACTAACCGTCTTAGAAGAAACTGCAATCGATACTGGATTTGAAGATCTACTAAACCCAGTTAATCTACCCCAAGAGAACTTACCAATACCCATACCAGTTGTTGCAATTCCAACAATATTTGCATTTGGATCTACGTTAGCAATAAAGTCTGCTTTATTTGCAGTTCTATTAATTGAGTTTACTTGGTAAATATTATCTAAGAATGTAGCACCTATACCTAAGGAAGTTCCATGTGCAGTATGTGAAGTAACTCCAGATCCAACAGTAGTGTCAAAGATATAAATTGGATATCCATTCTCTAAATCTGCAAAAGTACCTGTATCCTTCTCAAGGAAGAAATGAAGTGCTAAAGGATTACTACCAGTACCAGATGTTGTTGATATTCCAGTAATTATACCTGAGAATCCCTTAACATCACTTACATCACTAATAGTTTCCTGAGCAAGTATTGGTAATGGTGCAATAACTTGAGGAACAGAAGCAGTTGTATATCCAAGTCCTGGATTTACAACATCAACTGATGAAATAACTCCTCCAGTTATAGTTGCAGTTGCAGTTGCAGTTGTTCCTATACCAATTGAACCATCTGCCTGTACAAAGGTAGAAATACCTGTTGGTGGAATACCAATAGAAATAGAAGTTGATACTCCAACATATCCAACTCCACCACTATTTACAGTTATTGATTGAACTGTTCCAGCAGCAGAAACTACAGCAGTAAGAGAAGCTCTTTCTGGATTTTGAGATTGATCAACAATACGAAGATCGAAATTGACTGGAGAATCATATTCAAATAAATCAACAGAATCAACATATAAAATATCATCTGTAGATTGAATATCGGAAATTATTCCTGCATTTGGATAAATTAATGGTTCAATTTGAAGTCTTGACTTATAAATTATATTTCCATTAATAACTTTATCAGTTTTTTGCTTAATCCATTTTAAAGGACGATAAGTGTTTTCATCTATTCCTTGCTTATAATATAAATTGGTTTCGATTACATCTGAAGTTGTTATTCCGACAATAGTTCTCTTATTCTGAGTTACGGATTCATCTACTCCATTTCTCTTCATTATTTGAACTTCATCACCTTCTTTAACAGTTTCTGTTATATCAGTGAATGAAATATCATCATTAGATCCTTTATAGAAGAAAATTGTTACTTTGTCATTCTCATCAGGTGCTTCAGTAAATATAAAACTTGTTCCACCATAGAAAGAATATGCAAATTCAGGTTCTTGTAAAACACCATTAACGAAAATTAATAATAAATTATTAACATCTATAGAAGAAGATGGATCTGCTCTAAATGCTACTAATTCACCATTAAATTTCAATGGGAATCTCTTTCTTTCACCATTCTGTAAGTTTTCAATAGAATCAATAAAATCAAATTCTCCAACATTCCAAGAACCAAAAGCATCAGTAAATACTTCATTTACAGTAAATCTGAAATCAGTTGATGGTTCATAAACTAATCTATCAGTTACTAATCCGACAGGTCTGAAAACATCTCCTTTTCTAAATGAAGTTCCTTTTGTTGGGAAGTCAAATTGACTTACTTCATATAAATTAGAACCAATTCCAGTAGTAGCTGCTGCTGCGACATCAACATTAACAGTCAATCCACGTCCAGTATCTGTAGTTGGACCCAAACCTAATCTAGAAATACCTTGTATTGGAAGATTATTATATGATGGAGATGGTGGAAGAATTCTTGGATTAATATATCCTGTTCCACCTGCACCAACAGTAAATTTCAATGCTCCACCAGTTCCAGCAGGAGATCTACCAACATTTACTGTAAATTGAGTTGTAGATAAAACCTCTTCAATACCTAAAGTAGCATTATGAGCAGGATCAGATACACTACCCAATAATTTTACAGGTCTTGGATATGAATGAGTAGTAGTGTGCATATCCTGTGCACAAGTAAATGTTAATGTACTTGTACCTATTCCAACAGTATTATTTGCCTTCTGTATACCACTAGCTGCTGCAGAAACGTATGTATGTGCACTAACATCAGTAGATGGTGTAGAATCTAAAACTTGAATTTCAAAAGTATTAGAAGTTACATCTTCAATCTGTATCCACTTATTAAAGATTGGATCAGTTCTTCTTGGGTATGAATGATTAGTTTGATTACCATCTTTAGCACAGGTGAATGTTAATGAATTCTCAGCAAGTTTAATATAATCACCATTACTATATCCATGATTACCTGTAGTAATAATAGTTACAATACCAACTACAGGATTATAAATTGCATTTGTTGCAGTTTGGAAACCTGCTGAAGTAAATCCATGAGTAGCAGTTGTTGTAACAGTTAATATTCCACTTACAGGATCGTAATCTGCAGCATTTGCTGTGAAAGGTCCTCCAGCATTTGCTGTAATACCACTACCAACAGCACTTACGAATGTATGCTCATTATAATCAACCACAGTAGCGGTTATAACCGCCCCAGTACCACTTCCTCCAGCAGATCCAACACCAACTGTAATTGTATCGGTAGTGACTGCTGTAATCGCTAATGTTGCATTATGAGCAGGATCAGTTAAACGAGGATATAACTTTGTAGTAGTGTAATTATCACTTTCACAAGTAAATCCAATTGAACTAGTTACAATACCAACAGTATTAGATATTGTTAATCCATGTCCAGGTATTGTTAATACCATAACTCCACTGGATGAATCAAATGTTGCATCAGTAACAGTAAATGGTCCACCTGCATTTGCAGTAAGTGAGTTAATACCAGCACTTACAAATCTATGCTCATATGCTATATCAGTTACACCAATAGCAATTGTTCCACCCGTATTATATCCAGAACCGTGGAAATCAGTAGTACCAAGTCCAACAGAAACAATAGATTGTCCAGCACCTGCTAAAACTGCAGTAACTGATGCCCCGACTAAAGGTGCTATACCAAGTCCACCACTAGAACCAATAGAGATAATATCACCTCTTCTAGGTAGTTGATTTTGATTTATATCATCTTCACTTATAATTACACTACCGTTTGCAGAAGTAATACCAGAGAATACAAAACTTGTAATTCCAAGAGCATCATTACCATCAAGAGTATAATTATTTGAAAGATTGGTTTCTGTAGTTGGATTTTGGAAAATACCATTAATAACCACAAGACTACTACCAGTAGAAAGTCCAATAGTATTAGCACCACCTATAGTAGTTGTAAATGTTCTACCAACTCCAGTAAAATCAGTTGAAACATCGTCAAACACTGCATTAGTAGAATAATCATTTCTCAAATAAACTCTTCCACTAAAGTCAGATCTACCAGCATCACGATTAGATTCTGTTTTTTCTGTTACATTAGTACCTCTTGGTGCTTCACTAAAGTAAATACTATCTCCAACAATATTAAATCCACCCTTATACAATCTTACAGTATCTGCATCAGTATGAGTTGTAGCAGAAGAACCAACAAATCCTCTCTCAACTTCAATCATTGGTATAGTTCCAGTATCTACACCTACTGGTCCAACATTTGTTACTGCATATCCAACATTATTAACTTTTACATATTCTTCACCTATTTTTAAAATATCATTTAAAATAATAGAAGATATTCCAGCAATACCCAATACTGTTGTAGATATTGATACTTGTCCACTTACATTATTAGATAAAGTAGTAGTTACTGGAGTATATGAAAGTGGTGTCTGAATTACATTATCTAATGTAATTAAACTCTTTTCATTCTTCTTAAACATCTCAAATAGATGATAATTACCTGTTCCAAAACTTGTAAATGTAGTACTAATTCCAGCATTAGCATCTGCTTGAGAAAGAGCTACATTAAATTGGTTATCATCTATCTTTATCACATATAACTCACTTGGTAAAGGATTGCCATCAGTTTGAATTGATGCAATTCCAACCCCTTCAATTGAAGAACCAGGAGTATAAATTATTCTTTCTTTATCATTAAAGAAATGATTTTCAATTGTAACTATACCTGAAGTTAATGCAATACCAACTTGTGGATCAATATACCTTCCAAAAATTGGAATATTGTTATGTCTTAACTTAAATGACTTACTATCAGCTCTATCACCGTTTAATGAATCATATTGCACTAATGATTGAGAGTCAACTGCAGCACCATAAGTAAGATCAGAAGGTATATTAATTAAATCAATGTCAGTATTAAATACTTCACTGTAAGATTGAATTTGTATAGTTCCTGATATATCAGGATGGAATACTAATTCAAAATCAGATCCATTTAACTGAGAAGTAAATGTTCCAATTCCAGAAGTACTTCCGATAGATATAAATGGATATTGTACAATATATGCATCAGTTCCATCATGTGCCATCATTATTTGATGAATAGCACTAGTATTTCCAATAGAAGCTCTTATAATATTCTTAACACTAGAAACTTTAGTCTTATTAAATTCTAATATTGTAGAAGATGTAGAAACATTTGAGTATGAAGATTGTATTCTTAAAGAATTTTCTGAACCATCTGGTTGAGCAGTTGTCTTAAATCTATATGTACCAATACCTGCTGCAGTAGTTCCAAATCCAACAACTCTAGATTGAACAGAAACATTGTTAGATCTATCATTCTCATAATTTAATGATAAAATATTAGAATCAATTTGTGATGTAAATGTTCCTATAAAGTTAGAAGTATTGGTTTCGAATGAATAGTTAGCAACATATGAATTTGTTCCATCATGAGTTACATAGAAGTCAAAAATATTTGTTTCATTTGCAAAATTATCTCTAACCTCAATACTTGCAAAATAAGATTCTATATCACTAATATTAGAAGATACTAAAGAAATAGATGATGAAGAACCAGCATTATTATTAATTCCAGTTAATGATACAAATCCAAGAGAAGTATCAGTACCAACACCAGTTGCACTACTAAAAGTATTCTCAAAGACTTTAATATCAAGATCTGCATCGTAAATATCAACTGGATTAAATTTTAATGAATATACATCAACTTCATTTTTATCTCCTTCAATATTAACTAATTCTGAATAATTAGCTGTTGTTCCACCAGCACCTAAAACACCTTTTTGTATAGTATAGATGTTTTTATTAATATAATCTATTGAAGTAAGTACTTCAGTAAATTGTATAGCAGAAGTTGATGGATTTCTTGCTTGTACTAAAAATCTACCATATGGATTTACTAAAGATAATGATCCATCAGTTTTAATATTATTAGATGCATTAGAGAATAAAGGACTAATATTGTCTATATCTAAAACTCTATTAGTTAAACATTTGAAGTAATTTACAAGTTCTCTATTTCTAAATTGAATATATTTTGATCTTTGTGGGTTCGTGAGTATAGAGTCATCTCTTACTAAATCAAAATTATTAATAGCATCTATTCTATTTTCAGTAGAAGATAAATCACGATTAATTGTTGTTACATCAACACTACCAATACCAATTTTTGGTGATACTTGAGTAATAGTAGTATCAGCAAAATTCTTAAGTCCACTAGTATGAACCAAACTATTTACTGGATCTAATAATTTTTGATACTCAACTGGACTCTTAACTGTATATGATAAAGTTTGATAATAATCATTATCAGGAATAACTTGATAATCCTCATTTAATTTACCAATATTATCAATCCATCCTATTTCTCTTCTTGATGAATAATCAACTTTAAATTTACCTGTATTAGGACTTAATTGATTGATAGTAGCAATAGAACCAGTATAAGAACCTTTAATTATATCATTTACTTTTAATTGATACTTACCAAGTATTTTAATATAATCATTACCAATCTTATCAATAATTAAATTTCTTTCTCTAAATTCTTCACCATCATACACTAAAACTCTTTCATTTACAGAGAAAGATGCTGCTTCTTGTGTAATTTTAAATTTAGGATACTTATTGTAATTTACAACAGAGGCAAATGTTTGGGTAGTTTTAGCAAGTCCAGGATTAGTACATATTCCAAGTAAATTAAACTCAAACTTAAATGGATTATTTCCTAAAGATGGTTTAGTATCATAAGTATTTGTTATTGTGTAGAAACTGTATCCATTATTTGCAGAATTAATAGTATCTCCTTCCCATTCATTTTCTACATTTTCTAGGAAGAATGTATCACCAACAACAAAAGGATCTGTTGCAAATCCAACAATAGGTGTTGATAATGTACACGTAACAACTCCACTATTTGTATCTGTAACAACAGTAGATGCAACCGAAACTGTAGTAACTGTAATACCATTAGTATTATCAAGAGATATTGCTTCAGCAACATCTATACCTTTAGGTTCAGATACAATGTTTATCGACTCAATTGCTTGAGTAGATTCACTAACTGATGCTATTATAGATCCACTAAAATTAGGTTTTCTAGTATTAGCATCAATAATAAGTAATGTAGGATCAGTTTGATAATCCCGTCCACCATCAAGAATTTCAATAGATTTAACAACATTATAATCTCTTAAAGAAATTACAGGTGATAATTGTGCTATTGGTAATAAAGTTTTATCTGAAGGATATTCAAATCCAATATTATTAATTGTTGCTTCTTTAATTTTATTTGCAGTTGTAGATCTTGGTAAAATCTGAGCATTAGTTCCTTGAGTAGAAGCAATACTTACAAATTCTGGTAACTTTTTATATCCTAATCCACCAAAATTAATACCAATATTTTCTACTGGACCGATATCATAAGTTGATTTTGTTGTATATCTTATGGTTCCTATACCAGTTTTAAAGGAATTTCCTTGATCTTCAGCAGCTGCATATTTAAGTACGTTTGGTTTATTCCTTAATAAAATATTAAAACTAGTATCACCTACACCAATAATAGAATATCTTCCATTATATTCAGAATACTCATGAGTATCGTAATATACTTTAGATCCATTTACAACATCAATATCAGATGTGCTTATAAATCCTGATTTTTCAAGATTATAATATAAAACTGAAGGATTAAATTCGGAATAATTTAAAGTTACAGTAGCTGTTGTTCCACCACCTATAGTTCCTTCACTTGTGACAGAAGTAAGACTAGTAGATCCTGTAGATACAAATTCATTTTTAAATTCATTATCAAGATAGAATTTTAAATTATATCCAGATAAACTTGAATCTTTAACATCAAATACAAGACTATTATTTTTTATAATAGAAATTGGAGGATTTATTAATGATATTGTATTATTTGATCCTGTTGTTGTAAAATCTACGTTTATTGGAGGATAAACAGTAGAATCTTTATATGTTTTACATAATTGAATATTATTATCATCTATTCTATAAACAAAATATCCACGAGTAACTTGAGAAATATCAGTAATACTTGCATCTCCACTATAATATACTTTATCTCCAGTCTTTAATCCATGCGAAGTAAGTGTTATAGAATCCGTAACAGTATTAATTCCTGATGTAAAACTAATAGGATTAATTACTAATTTTTCTATAGAAGAGTTATAAAGTAAAGAAATATAAGAACCTGTAGTAGCAATACCAACAGATTGAGTAGGTTCTACTATCAAATCAACAATAGTCTGTTCTGGTAAAGTATGTGAAGTCGTGAGAGCAACTTTTGCACTAATTGTTTCAATATCTGCTTGTACCTGACTAAAATTAGATTGGAAAGAATACTCAAAATTATAAGCACCATTACCTAAGAAGAATAATCCATTTTCTGTAGTATTTCCAGTACCAACAGATGATTGTAATTCACTTGTAACTCCAATATAATCAGAAGATTTATTGATAACATATAAATTTGTATTATTCGTTAAACTATATCCACCAGGAACCGTTCCATCAGTAGATACTGCAATATTTGAACCAGTTGAAGGAATATTTAAAGTTATTTGCTGATTCTTTTTAAATGGATGATTGGGTAGATAAATTGATTGACAAGGAACATCAACTGAATTTACAGTATCTCCAACAGATACATTTACACTTGAAGATAAACCTACTATCGTACATATTCCAATTGCTTCTCTAGGGTTAAAATAAACTATATCATCAAGTTGAGACTCAAAATAATCAACCTTTAACGGTATATCAACAAAACTAGGAATTAAATTTACAAGACTTGAAACTGTATGTGCAGTTCCAACAACTCCTCTTCTAACTCTTAATATATTTCTATCTTCAAATTTATTAATAACTTCTAGATTTTCAGTACCTATACCAATACTACTACCAATAGAAATTAATTCTGGTATTCTTCCAACAAAAATATCAGTTATAACTCCAACTGAATGATTTACAGCAACTTCTTTATAGAGAACTGTATTTGTAGTTGTAACCCCTATTCTATGGGATCCTGTAAGTCCTTTAATAGCACTAGTAGTTACTCCAGAAATTACTACATTATCACCATTTAATAAACTATGTGAGGTTGAAATATATGCAGATACTGTATTTGAATCTTTCCAAATAATATCTACATTATCATATACACTATAAGTAGTGTTAATTTCTTGAATTGACTTACCTTGTATAGAATCAACAAAAGCACTTAATCCACTTCCATTAGTTCCATCATTATCAAAAGTTAAATCATCTCCTACTTTATAATTGTCTCCAGAATTAATAACTTGTAATGATTCAACAGTTCCTTGTGTTACTGAATCGACAGTAGTTAATTGTTGTTGAATACTGTCAGAGTTTATAATATAATCATTATTAGCAAAATTTTCAGAAACTTTATATGGGAAACTATTTCTGATTAAATTTGAATTATTAAAATCATAATCTTGATTTATTTTACTTACTTCATCAACTACTGTTGGATTAGATTTATAACTATCCCCAATAAAATATGGATATTTTGGAATTAATTTTCCTGTAGCAAAATTAGTAGTGACACCGACAAAATATGCATATGTTCCATCAGGATATTCTGGGGTTTTACAATATCTTCCATTATGAATATCTAAATCTCCAGAACTATAAACAAAATCTTGTGCAAAAAATCCTGCACTGAAAGAAGGTGGTCTATCTTCTATATTAGAAACAGAAGCATTATATCCAGTATCTAATATTTTTATATCTGAGTCTGAATTTAAAGGATCAGTATATCCCCATGGGCCATAAATCGGATTTCCATCATATGCCCATCCAATAATTGGTGAATGAGATGCTCCAGTATCATTAAAATTATTATATCCAATATCAGTAGAATATCCAACTAAAGAATATCTTAATCCATATCTTGATGGAGATAATAATTCATAAGTATATTTTGAAGAATATGGAGCATCATTTTGTATGCTATTTAAATTTAACTTTCTAATAAAAGCATCAAAAATAGCACCACTTCCTGCAGGAACAACTTTAATTGTTGTTTTATCTTGAGTATATCCTGTACCTCTATTAAGTATTTTAACATCAATTATTCTATTATAAGTTGATGAAGTTGTATCTTTATCAATAACAGCTCTTAATTCTGCAGAAAAACCATCTCCTTCAACAATTAGTTCAGGTGTACTAAAATATTCATCCCCACCACTATTAATCTGAACTCCTATTATTTCTCCACTTAAATCAGTTGTTAAGGTACTTGCAGAAGCAACTATTGGTCTTAATGCTGGTTGAATAAGTTTAGTATTCCTACTAATACCATTTTTTATAATTACATTGGGAGAATTTTCATAATTTATAACATCAGTAGTTCCATATCCAGTTCCTTTCTCATATAAAATAGTATCTACTATTTTACCAGAAATAATAGGAGTTAAATTTATTTTATCTGATGTTGCGACTCTATATGCTGCATCTATAGAAACTGTAATGTCTGGATATTTTATTATTTGATATCCAGTTCCTTTATTAGTAAAACTAGAATAATTATTTGTTATATAATCAGATGTTAATGTACCACCTACTCCAGCATTAGCAACTCTAAAAGAATCATCATCTATTTTAATAATTTTATACTGTATTCCAGTACCATCAGTAGATATTCCAATAGATGTACCAGTAGTTTTATAATCTACTAATTCTCCATCAGAAAATCCATGATTTTTAAATGTAAAGGTTGAATTAACTGTAGAAATACCAACTGCAGAAATAGAAACTTGTCTATTTTCAAATGTACCACCATTTATAATATCTACAGATGTTAATGTATTTTTAGCATGTTTTAATCTGAATTTGTGTATACCTTCTTTGGCTATAGCAGTAAATCCTACAGTATTAATACCTGCTGTATAATCCTTCTCACTTCTATAAAGATATACACTACTAATTCCTAATGATTGTACCCAATAAGATGAACCATTATCTAAAGTTTCATAATCTGCAAGATTACTACCATTAAAGGTTCCAATACCTAAATTTGGGAATCCATTATTGTTATAAACAATAACATCTCCACTACGTAAATTATGATTAGTTTGACTAAATTTTAAAGTTTCATTAACTGAATCAACGTCACCACCATTATTAATAAGTCTACCATCAAATTCTAATTCTCTATTTCTTTTTTTAACAACAGGAGTTAAAATAACATCCTTTGCATTACCACCTGCTATTTGAACTGAGCGAACCTCATCAACATCAAAATCTTGAGGATCTATTTGTATTTTTTTAATATCACCTCTAACTACTGCAGTTGCTAATGCGGTAGTTCCAACACCTGTACCAATAGTAATATTTGGTGGATTAATTACATCATAATCATGTCCACCTGTAGCAATTTTAATATCATCAATAGGCCCATAAAAAATACCATCCTCAGACTTAGAATCTTCTATCTGAACACCATTAATTAGCATTCCAATAGGTCCAGAAGTAGTTTCAGTAGACTCTGATGATTTTAAATCTCTAGTTAGAGGATATTTTTTAAGTAATCTTTGTGCATCTATTTCTTTATGATGATGTTTTAATAATGTAAATTTGTGAGTAGAATCAGTAGTTATTCCAGATGGTAAATTTCCAAAACCAATAGCATTTAAAAATCCTATAGTTCCTATACCAGAATCAACAAAGGCTTGATCTGGATATAGTTTAATTTTATTTGTTTCTGATAAATTTTCAACATAATATACTCCCTCAGTTAAAATACCTACAGCATCTGTTGGTTTAGTATAAACAACTGCATCTCCAGTAACGAAAGGAACCTGTTCAGGGAAGGATAATATACTATATGATGTATTTGCAGCATCATAACCTTGAATCGAAGGAGAGGCACCTGAGGCGGTTACAGAGGTAATCTCAATTTCAGAAATATTTTTTTCAATCTCATATGATGGTAATGAGTTAGATGCAACGTAAATATTCTCATCTGCTTCATTATAAGTATTTTGAATATCTACAGTTAAAGTATTATTTCCATATTTAATTGGAGCACCAACATCTTGCTTACTATTAGCCTTACTTAAAACTCTTCTTACATTATAAAATTTATTAATATCAGCGACTAATGCTTTATCTAATGTGATTTGATTATTAACTGTATCAATACTTAGAATTTTAGCTGTAGTATCTCCATTTTCTAGTGGTTTTACTTGTTTGAAATCAAGTTCATTGGATGTTCTATATAAAATTTCAACAGTATCTCCTACTTTAAGACTACTTCTATCAATAAATGATTTTAAAGGTAATGTCGAATTATTAAATGCAGATGAACCAGTAACCTTATCTGTACATTCATAACTGGCAGCACTATTATAAATCCAAGAATTAAAATGAACTTCTTTATTAGTTTTATTTGTACTTGGATTTTCTATATTCTCACCTAAACTCTTAACAAGAATTCTTTCACCTTCTATAACTAAATTAGTATTATCATCAGGAATAAATTCTGCAAGAACTCCAGTTATTCTTAATTCAACAGGTTTAGATATATCACCATTTTCATAACCAATAATCGTATCATTGGATCTAATATCATTAGTACTTGTAATAATTCCAGATGTATTTTGATTATCCCAAGTACAATTTAAAAATTGGTTGATAGTTTTATCAGTATAATCAATATGTGTATTAATACCAGAAACTAAAGTACCAGTAGCTCCAAATCCAACAGTAGAATCTACAGTTATTACAGAAGAACCAATAGATACCTCACCTATAGCTTTTGTTTTTCCTGGAACATCAAAGGTACCAGTAATATATTCTTCATCATCATATCCAATAAAAGCATCTAAAGAATAATAATAAGTTGTTGAAGAAATACCGCTAATATATTCAACTTCAGATATTGATGCAGATGTAAACGAATCTGTAGTTTTTGTTATCGTTTGTCCTCTTAATTTGAGAGGATCTCCTGATAAATTTTCAGCAATTATTCTTTCTCTTCTAACATATTTTGCAGAAGATGGTTTAACTAGATATTCTTCAAGATCAATAACTTTTGGATCAACACCATATAATACTTGGAAAAGGATTCTAAATGATTCTTCTGTTCCCTTTGATTCATAAAAACTTCTTGCTTCTTTTACAAAATTATTAACATTTAATTGAGGAACAAACTCACTATTTTCTAAACCAGGTGTAAGAGAAAATTTAATTTTATTGTAAAATTCTTTTAAAAATAAAGCACTTAAATTTTGAACACGTGAATTTTCAAGATGAGTAGATTCGTCACTTGATGTAAATACTAATTCTCCTGGATTATTTTCTTGATGATATGTTGTTATTCCACTAAATCCACGAATACATCCAGTAAAACTATTGGTTGTTAATCCAGTATATGTAATAATTTCATCATCAATCTTAAAAAGACCGTATTGATCAGGAAA